TTGCAGCGGACTCAGCCGGCTCAACCTACTCACTTCAATTCTGAGGTTGTAACCGATGACTCTGAGGACAAGCCAACGCGTACTGCTGGCAAAGATTGAAAGCAGCTACGGGTCAGACCCAACCTGTGCTGGCACTGATGCGGTTTTAGTCCGCAACATGGAAATTACACCGCTCCAGGCCGATGCTGTTGAGCGTGAATTGATTCGTGGTTACATGGGCAACTATGACATTTTGCTTGCTAACCAACGAGTTGAAATTTCGTTTGAGGTTGAACTAGCGGGTTCTGGAGCTGCTGGCACTGCGCCTAAATGGGATGCCATTATTCGCTCTTGCGGCAACAGTGTTACAACTGTTACGTCAACTAGCGTCACATACGCGCCAATTAGCAGCAGTTTTGAAAGTTGCACTCTTGAGTATTACGTTGATGGTGTTCGCCATAAATTGACAGGTTGTCGCGGTTCTTTTGCAATTTCTGCGGAAGTTGGTCAAATACCTGTTTTAAATTTTTCAATGACAGGTCTTTTTAATGCTCCTACTGATACTGCAATTCCATCAACGACTTACAGCAATCAATCAACGCCTGTTATCTTTAAAAACGGCAACACGACTAGCTTTACGCTCTTTAGCTACGCAGGCGCGTTGCAATCATTTAGTTTTGATCAGTCAAACACAACTGTTTATCGTGAGCTGGTAGGAGGCACAAAGGAGGTATTGATTACTGACCGCAGGCCTAACGGCAGCATTGTGCTTGAGGCTGAATTGCTTGCAACGCATAATTTCTTCACTGATGCGACTGGCACAAGCACAGGTTCAAATACCTTTCAGCACGGGCAATCTGCTGGCAACATTGTGACCTTTAGTGCGCCTCAAACTGACCTAGGTTCCCCAAGCTATTCTGATTCAGACGGAATTCAAATGTTGAACTTGCCTTACAACGCTACGCCTACAACAGCTGGCAATAATGAATACAGCATTGTATGCACTTGACCTTGCGCTAAATTAAGGACGAATTATTTTTTCTATGGCATTCGTCCTTAAAAAATCAAACACTTACAAGTGGCCTGTTTCTGTAGATGTCCCAGTTGATGGCGGCAAGCATGAACGGGTCACGTTTGATGTTGAATTTAAAGACCTCACGCAAAGCCGCCTTTTAGAAATTGCAGAGCTAAGCAGTGAGGGCACTTTGTCAGATGTTGACATTGCCAAAGAGGTCATTGTTGGCTGGGCTGGCATCCAAAACGAAGATGGCGACGAATTGCCTTACAGCATCACTAAGCGTGATGAGTTGTTAGATGTGCCTATGTTGGCCAGCACCATTGCTGGGGCTTACCTTGAAAGCAAGCAAGGGGCTAAGCGAAAAAACTAGAAGAGGCCGTTGAATATCTTTTCAACGGTCCCGGTGACAATACAGATTTAATGGCTGACGCAAAAGCATTTGGCATTGTCATGCCAGAGCCTGAAGCGCCTGATCACTTTGAGGTTTGGCCTGAAAATTGGCCGGCTGTTGAAATGTTTCTGCGTTGTCAAACCCAATGGCGTACAACGATGGCTGGCGTGTGTGGCTTGGACTATGCAGCAGTTCAATGGCTGTTTAGACTGTATGAAGTCAAGGATCAGCCAGCTGTGCTTGAAAGTCTGCAAGTCATGGAAGCAATGGCAGTCAAGATCCTGAACAAGGGGGCCAAATAATATGACTGCAAAATTTGGCCTTCTAATCGGCGCAAAGGTCACAGGCGAAAACAATATCAAAAAGCTTGGCAACTCCATGCAAGGGGTCCAAGGCAAAGCCAAAAATCTTGCAAATTCTGTTAGAGGTATAGGCGTTGCATTTAAAGGCTTGTTGGCTGTTGGTGCAGTGGCAGGATTAACAGCCTTAGCAAAAAACGCAATTGATTCTGCTGACTCTTTTGGAAAACTCAGCACGCGTACAGGTATTGCGGCAAACACCTTAATGGCGTATGTCAATGCAGGAAAGTTAGCCGATGTAAGTCAGTCCGAAATTGAAACCGGCTTGCGCAAGTTGGCTCAAACGCAAGTCGAGGCGGCAGAAGGCGTAAAAACCTATTCAGAAGCATACAAGAAACTTGGTATTGACGTAAAAAAAGCAGACGGAAGCCTTAAGCCTTCCGACAAATTACTTGGAGAAATTGCTGACAAGTTTAAAGAGTTGCCAAACGGCCCGGCAAAAGCTGCAGTTGCTATGGATATTTTTGGCCGGTCTGGTGCAAAATTAATCACAATGTTGAATGGAGGTTCAGAATCGTTAGACGCGTTTAATGTCAATGTAAGTGAAAATTTTACAAAAAACGCTGAACTTTTTAATGACCAACTTACGACAATTGGAACTAAATTTTCAGAAATTGGACTAATTATTCTTGATAACGTTTTGCCTGCTTTGACTGCAATTGCGCAAGCGTTTATAGATTTTTTAAACAGCGTTATTACTAATTTGCCAACAATTTTAAACGCATTTAGTTTGATGACAAAGGCTGCCGTTGTATTTGGTGGCGCATTAGCTGGTGTTGCCGCTGGTAAAATTTTTACGACTTTGATTACAAATTTAGGCGCAGTCCTTAAAGTTACTCGATTGCTGCTTAATGCAGAAAAAGCAAGGCTTGTAATTCAGCAAGGGATTCTCGCTGTGCAAGCAGCTAGTGCGTCTATAGGCAAAGGCGGTAAAATTGGTGCTGTACTTGGTGTTGGGCTTGGTGTAGGTGCCATTGCGGCAACATCAAAATTAATTGATGATTTATTCAAAAATATAGAACAAAAATTTGCAGGCCTGGAAAATATCAGCGATCTTGATTTGCCAGAAACAGTAACTGCGCCTGGCACGCAATTTATTCCTAGCGTTTTAGAAGGCAAAAAAGAAAATGATTCAGACGCGAAAAAGCGCAAAAAAGAAGCTGACGCTTTTAACGCTAATTTGATTGGACAAGCTATAGCAGAGAATAATCAGAGGAAAGAGTTGCTTGCGACTTATCACACAGAAAACCAGTTGGCAACTATTAGATTGCAAAAAGGGCAAGAATTTGCAGATCAAATAAATGAAATTACGACTTTGATGCGAAAGAATGGATTTGATTTTAATAAGGCTTTTGACCTTGTAAAGGCAAAGGCAGATGCGCAAGCGTTGCAAGATCAGCAAGATGAAAACAATGCAAAGCAAGAAGCCGCACTTGAAAAAATTAAAGGGCTTTACCAGTCAATTAAAGACACAATTGCTACTGGTTTGGTCAATGCCATGCAGGGCTTAATTGATGGAACTAAGACTTTAGGCGAATCTCTTTCTGGCATCTTAAGGCAACTTGGCAGCATATTTTTGCAGTTTGGGATGAAAAATTTAGTCAGTTCAATTTTTCCAAGCGCCAAAGGCAATGTTTTTGCGCAAAACAAAATTGTGCCTTTTGCTTATGGAGGCGTTGTAAACAAGCCAACGCTTTTCCCAATGGCTAATGGAATGGGTTTAATGGGAGAGGCTGGCCCTGAAGCTGTGCTCCCTTTGCGTCGTGGCAAAGGTGGTCGTTTAGGCGTTGAAACTTCAGGCGGCACTATTGGCAACGTAGTGGTAAACGTTGACGCTAGTGGAAGTAAAGTGCAAGGTAACCAACCTGACGCAAGCCAGCTTGGCAAGGCTATTGGTCAGGCAGTTCAGGCAGAATTGATCAAGCAAAAACGACCTGGAGGACTTCTTACCCGCTAATGGCAACATTTCCCTCTATTGACCCTAATTTTGGAGCAAGCAAGGCGAGCCAGCCAAATGTACGCAACGTGCGGTTTGGTGACGGCTATAGCCAACGCTTGCGTTATGGCCTAAATACAGATTTAAAAATTTGGACTTTGTCTTGGGAAAACATTAGCGAAACCGATGCAGATACTATTGAAGCCTTCTTAGAAGCTCGCGCTGGGGCGGAACATTTTGATTGGTCGCCGCCAGATGAAACAACTACATACAAGTGGATCTGTCAAGAGTGGGAAAAGCAAATGGCTTCTGCTGGGTTAAATACTTTAACTGCAACGTTTATACAGGTAGTTGAAATATGACCGAACTTTTTCAAAATCTGCTGACCTCCAGTCCGTTTGCGGTTATTGAGCTGTTTCAACTTGAATTAGATGACGCTATACACGGCAGCGACCAAATTCACTACTTCTTTAGCGGAGTAAACCAAAAAACAACCACAGGCCAAATAGTTTTCGCTGGCGATCCTTATATTGCGCTTCCTGTTGAGGCAGACGGGTTTGAATTTAAAGGCGATGGAACGCTACCCCGCCCCACGCTAAGAATCGCCAACACTGATAGTTTCGTCACGGCGGTGCTGTTGTCGGTAAACCAAACAACCCCCGGCAATGACTTGACTGGCGCAAAGTTTACGCGAATTAGAACTTTAAGTCGTTTCCTGGATGCGGCTAACTTTGACAACAACACCAACCCCTATGGAACGCCTGATCCAACGGCTACGGGAGAAATGCCA